CCGCCAAGATTTCCGCTCACACTTGCGCAAACGCCATTGCGCGTAACCGCAAGGGGGAAGTTATCGCAATATGTCGTACCCGCCGTTGCGCTTGTGTTTGAAGCAGGGACAATATGAATGGTGAAATAAACAAGCTGGCGTGAAATTTGATAATAACGCCCTGTAATTGATGGCGTCCCTGATATTCCCAGACTTACAAAAGTGGGTGTCCATGCCGTCCCTGTATCGCCGCGAAATGATTGGTCAAAAAAAAGCGTCCACGGTAATGTCGGGACGCCTTTACTATCTACAACCTGTTCTGTAACGGGCGGTGGGCTTAAACTCATTTTAAATAACTTCCGATAATTGCAATCTTCACAGGGGCGGTCGTACTTACTTTGAATGTGATGTCTTCACACGTTCCCAGTCTGCGAAAGCGAACCTTGTTTTTATATTCTCCTGCCTTGCCTATTGAGGCTGTCATGGAATTAGACCATGTCCGACCCAGATCACGGCTGATTTCCAGCGAGCATGTAGGGTTCATCCCTGCCCCTGACTGTGTACCAACGCCCGCCTCAAACCCAACCTCAAGCGCATTATATCGCTGTCTTTGGCTTTCGTTCGATAAGTGCGTATATGTCCGCTCGCGCAATATCTCCTCGCCTGCATCCGTATAGGCATCCATCCGCATCTCATAAAGCTTGCCATTGCGTCTATCGCCAACAATGTGTTTGCCAAATGCCACCATATGACCCGATGACAAGTGCGGCTCAATGCGCCCGTTATCATTTAAAAACCCGCGCTCGTGCCACTGTCCTGTTGTCAAATCAAGAACCAATGATGTTTTAAGGCCGCCGCCCGTGAGCATGTAGAATGTATGACCGTCTATTTGATACGTGATGGATTTGATATTTTCCAAATCTGTCGCGCTCTGTATCGCAAATTCAATCGCGTTGTTCGAAAGTCTTTCTGGGCTAAAGCCGCTTGCTCTATAAACAATCCCGTAACCAAATTTATCACGCCCAAGCCACATTACGGCGCCACTCACGGCCTCAACAGTGTGCGGCGCCAGAATACCAACCTCGATCTTTGCGCCCGCGATTCGCTCGAATGGGAATAGGCTTGACCCCGTGTTTGTCCATATCTCTGTCGTGCGCTCACCAAACAACCAAAGCTGACCAAGAGCATTATAAACACGAAGCAATTTATCAGGGGAGCTTTCAGCCGTAGCAAAATCAAGCGCCGCCCAATCTGTACCATCAGCAATATTAGAGATAAAAAATTGACCAGAATTAAGCTTGTTCACCACAAAATATTCATCAATAACCGTGAGCGTTCCCGCTTCTGGTAGATCAGTGTCAGTCACTCTTGCAAAGCTATTATCCGAGTACGTCAGCGTATAAACATTAACACCATCGCAAATTCCTAATTGCCCTGCGTTCTCTGCCATCGACACGTTGCCCGTGCTTTGATTGATTGTACCGCGTGATGTCGCATTGCCCGCCGCATCTATCTCATAAAGCGTAGAGCCTGAAACAACAAAGGCGCGACCGTTTGCCGCATAAAAGGCTTCACGAACAGGCCCCACCCCTGTATCTGCAAAATCAATAAGCCCGGGCGTTCCATATAAGGCCGAAACCTCTTTTCCCTCTTGGTCAAGAACAGGAAATAGGTTAAGCGTTCTTTGAGCATTGAATGGAAGCGATCTGGCTTGGTATGATTGACCGACAAGCCCTATCTTCATGAAAAGTACCCCGTATAAATATCACGGCTTTGATTGCTGCTTTTCCAGTCCAAGCTTCTGTTTTTTGAAACCTGACGCTGTATAGCCGCTTTCGATTCCTTTGCAGCCATAGCTAATTCTTGCCCGACAGATACGCCATATTCGTTGGCAATCTCCATCGCGCCGTTTGAAATAATGGCACGTTTCCAGCCAGCGGGAAGACTGACCTCACCGCTAAGCGTTAAATTTTGTAACGGCTTTTCACTAACCACAAATAATCTGTAGGCAGATGACGGCACAGGATAAAGCCTGACAGTGCCTATCGGGAAACCGCCTGAATGATTCAAAACAGCCGGAATGCCCGTTGTGTTCTTTATTGTGATATCGGCAAAATCTTCATCAGATATCTCTTTAACTGGATAATCAATCGTCCCTTGCCGCACATAAGCGCTGATAATCTGCATGAACGGGGTCGTATTAAAATCTTGGCCAACGCCTACCGAATACTGCGCCGCGCCCGTAAGCGCAAAATCTTCGTGTGTTCTCTGAAACACCATCAAGGAATCATTCGCCCACGATTCCAGCATGTCGTTAATCGCTTCCAATGTGTCGTTGGCCTCATCAGCCGTTGGCGATTCGAGCGATGTAATAACACCTGCGCGGCGAAGCGCAGACGTTACTATTTTAAGACCAGTCATCATTATGCTGACGCCGCTTCTGCGATAAGCTCTTTAAGCTTTGCGCTTGAGATGTTGCCCGCAAATTCCAGCTCCAACTCATTCGCTCGTGCAATTAAAAGCTCGCGTTCTGTTGCTGGCTTTTCTGCGCCAGCGTCTTCCCAGCCCGCAGCCTTTAAAATCTCTGCGCGCGCATCATTTGCGCGAATCTGCTTAACATCATTATTTTTGGTAAAAGTAATCATTTTGTTTTCCTGATTGAAATTGAAAAAAAGGGGGCAACGAATGCGCCCCCTTCAATAATTTAGCTCGTTAAGCGGGCAGCCCAACGAGGACGTACTGGAACGATGCCGCCCAAGAAATCAAGGCGTGTCACCCAGCGGCGCTTCATCACATCAAAGTCACGGATTAGGGCAATGTTCATGCCGCTTTCTGTAACTTGTTCTGCAAATTCAGCATTTGTCGGCATTGCCAAAGGCACAGACAACACACGGAACGCCTCCTTGTGGAACATCAGTGATTGCGTGTAGGACGTATCAGCCGCACCAACAATGACGATGGCCGCTTCGTCCGCTGGCATCGCTGACACATTTTGCAATGAGCCGGATGTTGCTGAATAGACCTTCTCACCAAGCGTTAATTGTGCTTGACCAGATCCGCTGGCTGTCACATCCGCGCCTGTATGAACAAAGTGCTTCAAATAAGGCAAAGCCGCCTTTGTTTGAGGATGCACCGCATACACGCCCGCAATCGTAAAGACAGTGCCTTTAGTGATTGTGCCGGTCGTATTTGTTAGGCCATCAACACCAAGGGCTGTCATGCCTTCTGCAATCGCTGATACGGACGCTTCAACCGCCACGCCTGTAACATCAGTGCCGTTTGTGTGCGTATGGAGCAACTCGTTCTCAAGCCATGCAAAGCCGTTCGCATCACCAATATAGCCCTGCTCAAACTCTTTGCGTGTTTGTGTAAACAGGCCTTTGTTTGCGTTGACCGCACCGCGCATAACCGTTGAATCCATCAAGAAATAACGCTCTTTGTTTTTCGGGCAAAGATTTTTACTCAAGATTTCACGGCCTGCTAAAATAGTGTCAACATCAGCGACTGTAGAGCCAGCTGTTCCGACAATGTTTGCGGTGTGCTGTGTTGCTTCACGAATAAAGCGAGCCTCAACATTCGCGGCCATATCAGCAACGTATGTTTTGAAGAAACGCTCATACACTTTGCCGAGATCAATGTCATGCGCCAGCTCGTTTGATGTCAGCGTCAGGTTCATTGTCGCGCTTTTATCAAGGGTTAGATCAACTGAATCTTCCTTGATGTCTTGCAGGCTGCTTGTGATATCAAAGTTATCTTCAATCACCTCGCCTTGCGCTGGGATGCGAATTGAAACTTTACTGCCCGGCGAATGGCCAGACGCGTCAGCTTTAAATTCGCTTTTATCAACTTTGCGAGCCACTTTGAAAAAATGAACTTGATCGGCTAGATCAGCCGCCGCCATTTTCACCAGCTTTTTAGCATTGTCCTGGATGGTTTTGATTTGATTTGTCATTGCTACTTTCCTTTAAATTAAGATTTGACCCCATGTTTTTTCAAAAGCTCTTTACCGCTCAATTCCTCATCAGGAATCACGGACGAAGAGCCTTTAACGCCCGTCATAGGCGCAGGGGCATTTGTTGATTTTTGCTTTTGTGACTGGATCAGTTGCTGTCCTTGCAGTTCTGCACGGGCAATAGCCATTGCGGCTAAATGCGGGGGCATGGACGTTAAGGCTTCGAGCTGTCCACTCTTTGCGAGCGCATAAAACGCCGCTGGAGCGTCATCAGTGTCCAAAAAGGCTTTCTGTGTCGCTTCTGGTAGGTTGTCCATTACGTCTTCGTATTGAGCATGAAGGTGTGCGTAATCTGGCACCTCCTGCGCTGTTTTTTTGGCCTGCGTGTGCATGGATTGGGCGCGGCCGTTGTAATGAGTTTCCTCTTGTACCTGCCTGTAAATTTCTTCACGGCTTAGAGGCTTTTCTTCACTGGCCTGATTAGGCTGGCTTCCAAACTTGGCAACCGCCTTTAAATAATCTCCATAATTTTCAAAATCATCTTCCTGCGGCTCTTGTGGAGCAGGGTTTTTAAGCGCTTGGAAATCTGATTCCATCTTTTGGTAAGATGTTCTTAATTCTTGAATCTCCGATTGATATTTTGCCCGCTGTTGCTTTAAGCGATTGACAGCGTTCTCGGCTGTTTTAGGCCAAGGCGTAAAGGCTTCTTCTGGCTGCTCTTGAGGCGCTTCTTCTTGCCCCTCTGTAATGTCTTCGTTCTCTTGGGCTTCTACTGGCTGGTCTGTGGCTAGACTATCGTCCACCATTTGATCGACTGAATCGGTCATGTCGTTTTTTCTCCATAAAAAAAGCCCCCGAAACGGAGGCTGTGTGGTAAAGGGCTAGACGGATTGCCTAGATTGTGACGCGTGTCGCAATGTCGTTGGGCTGCATATTAAGCGCCGATGTTTCTACAGCAAGGCGGGCGCGGTCTAGCTGCTGTTGATCCTGCTTCACCCGAAGCTCTTCAAGCTTCACTTGCATGTCCATTTGTGACTTTTGCAGCTCATACTGTGCTTTCTCGCGGTCGATCTGCATCTGCATTGATTTGTCCTCAAGCTCGGCTTTCATCTGCGCCATTTGCTGTTGCATTTGCTGCATCATCTGCGCCATTTGTGCGGTCTGCGGGTCTTGCCCCTCATCCTCTGCAAATAATGACGGGTCCATAACTTTCTTCATTCTCTCCGCCATCATGTCCGCGCCCTCAATGTCTGAATTTTCAAACATTAAATCTCCCATAACCTCCATAAGCTGTGGGGAACGGGTAAATACATTCTCAAAGAATTTCGCGGCCTCTTGCCTGCGTGTTGTAAACGGCGCGCCTGTAACCACGCGCACATCGTAATCACCATCATTAAAGAAATAATCCCGCTCTTGCCCATCAACACGCGCCCCGTTGATGCCGATTTCTTTCGGGTTATCTTCACCATCCATAATGCGCGTAACGCGCGGTGTGTCGTAAATTTCCTTAAAAGCACAAACCAGCACTTTCCCAACATGCGTGATGGACTTCACCAAATTGTCAGAAAAATGGTATGTCGCC